ATCCCTCTGCTCCGGCGCAGGCGGGATCGACCTCGGGCTCACCATCGCACTGCCCGGATATCGTGCTGTGGGCCATGTCGAACGGGAAACCTTCGCCGCAGCCATTGTCGTGGCGCGGATGGAAGACGCGTCCCTGGATCGCGCGCCTGTCTGGGACGACGTTGCCAGTTTCGACGGTAAACCATGGCGCGGCGCGGTGGACATCCTTTCTGCGGGCTATCCGTGCCAGCCGTTCTCCGTTGCGGGCAAGCGTCGAGGCGCGGACGATCCGCGCCACCTCTGGCCTCACTTCGCCCGCATCATCGGCGAAATCGAGCCGCCCTTCGTCTTTCTTGAGAATGTCGCCCATCATCTGCGCCTCGGCTTCCCCGAAGTCGCCACAGGACTGGTCGGCATGGGCTACCGCCTTGCGGCAGGCCTCTTCACGGCGGCGGAAGTCGGCGCGCCCCACAGGCGCGAGCGGCTGTTCATCCTCGCAGTCCGCGAAGGAGACGAACTGGCCAACCCCGCGCGCCTGCTCCGGGACCCGGTCGAGTGGCGGGAACCGGACGGAACTGCTGCCGCTCTGGCCGACGCCGAGGGCCAGCGCGAACGAGAACCGGCAGACGAAGCCGACGCCGTCGCAGGACGCGGGCCAGCACGGGATGAACCTTGCGACGACGGCAGCGCTCTGGCCGACACCGCAGACCGACAGCTTCCGCAGCCGAGGTGGCGAGCGGCGCGACGAGAAGGGTCTGGACCGGATGGCGCGGGACTGGCCGACGCCGATGGCGAACGATGGCTGCAAGCCGAGCGCAGGCAACCGCCGGACGGCCGATCTGACCCATGCGGCGGGAATGTGGATGACGCCGACGGCGCGCGATCACAAGGATGGCGCGACGACCTTGGAGAATACGCCGGTGAACGGCCTGCTTGGCCGCCAGGTCCTGGTGACGCCGATGGCTGGGCGCGATACATCCGAGCTGCGCCGAACCTTGAACCCGCTGTTCGTCGAGGCGCTGATGGGTTGGCCCACCGGGTGGACCGGCTTCGCCTCTGTGGCAACGGCGTGGTCCCACTGGTTGCGGCGCATGCGCTGCGAACTCTGGCGGCTGAACTGCTGGCCGATGGATGAGGCAGCGGCATGAAGCAATCCCGCGCCATGTCGCTGGTCGAGTCCGTCGCCAACGTGATCGTCGGCTACGGCGTCTCCGTGGTCGCGCAGATCTTGATCTTCCCGGTCTTCGGGCTGCACACGACGCTGGCGCAGAACCTGATGATGGGCGCAGTGTTCACGGTGGTGAGTATCGCCCGTTCCTTTGCCCTGCGGCGGGTGTTTGAGGCGATCAGAGTTAGTAAAACACGGTAGGAAAGCACTGAGCGAGGCAGCATTTTAGTTATAGTTGAAGCGCATCTGCTCAAGTAATATAACGCCGATCAAGGTGGACCGTTCTAAGAACCTCGCCATTTCAGCGAGATTTTGATTCAATACCTTTGTTTGAACAGAGGGATGATGCGGGATGCGGGGCCAGCCAGGATTTTTCGATATCGACGAACGGTTGAAGCGCCTGAGCGACCTCGGCGATCAACTCGAGGCCTTTGCCGGAGCGGTTGAGTTCGAGATTTTCCGGGCCGATCTGGTGAAGGCGCTGGCCTATTCGGATGGATCCCAAGGCGGCCGACCGCCCTTCGACCCCGTGATGATGTTCAAGGTCCTGGTCATCCAGGCCGCCAATAGCCTGTCGGATGAGCGGACAGAGTTCCTGATCAGCGACCGGTTGTCTTTCATGCGCTTTCTCGGGCTTGGGCTTTCGGATCGCGTTCCGGATGCGCGGACGATCTGGCTGTTCCGGGAGAAGCTTACCAAAGCCGATGCGATCCAAGCCTTGTTCGACCGGTTCGACGCCGCGCTGCGGGCCTCGGGCTACATCGCCATGGGCGGGCAGATTGTGGATGCCAGCCTGATCGCCGCGGCGAAGCAGCGCAATAGCGAGGAAGAGAAGAACGATCTCAAGGAGGGACGTATCCCGGAAGACTGGAAGGCCAAGCCGGCCAAACTCCGGCAAAAGGATCGGGATGCCAGATGGACCGTCAAGTTCTCGAAGGCGAAGGAGCGGCATGATGGAACCAAGCCGCCGGTTGATATCGCGATCCCGACCTTCGGGTATCAAAACCACATCTCGATCGACCGGCGGTTCGGCCTGATCCGGAAGTGGCAGGCCACGGACGCCGCGGCGTATGAGGGAGCACGTCTGCGTGAGGGGCTGCTCGACAAGTCCAACACAGCCAGCAGCGTCTGGGCGGATACGGCCTATCGCTCGAAGGCCAACGAGATGTTCATGGACGAGAACGGCTTCGTCTCCCGCGTTCACCGGAAAAAGCCGAAAGGGCGCGTCGTGGCCCGCCGCACAGCGATCGCCAATGGCCGCAAATCGAGAATCCGCAGCCATATCGAGCATGTCTTTGCCGAGCAGAAATCGAGAATGAACCTCGTGATCCGCACGATCGGCATTGCCCGCGCCACGTTGAAAATCGGCATGGCCAACATCGTCTACAACGTGAAACGGCTGATCTGCCTCGAAAAGGCGGCGATGGCATAGCGGGATAGGCCGAGGCGTCGGGTTGGCGACCCAAATGGGCCACCTTTGGCAGGATCAAAAGCCCGGTTCACGCCAACGGTCCGGAAACGCCTACGACCGACACGGCCGAAATGGCGTTGATAGAACCGTCCAGGTTTGTCAGCGTTTCCAACGTGCTTTGATCAAATGGCTATCAAGCCAATCAGCAAGCTTCTCTGTTTCCTCGATCGCTGTATAAAGCTGATCCCGCGACACGTGTACTGCTGGGCTCAAGAACGAGAGATTTGCGAGGTCGTCATCACTAAACATCGACCGGTCTTGTTCACTCATGAAAAACAGAGAATTATGCTTTTCTCTATCCGCCTTGGAGTGAGTGACTCGCATTGAAGTTATCTCTTCTGGATGCTGATCTCTGTTCCGCGCTAGCGTGATCTGCTCAACCAAACCGAGATCTGCTGGGCAATCTCGGCGTGAAATTCTAAGAACTTGCTCATAGCAATTTATGTACCCTTCAACAAAGCCTTTCTGGAATGCCTTCTTCCGCTCGCCATTTTCCCATTGCACACCGATTTGTTTTTCCCACGTTCTGAAGAATAGTAGTAGTGAGGGTGAAAGCATAGACAAGCAGGTACGACCCAATACCTCACGGCCTTCCGATGCCTCAAGCCACTCGACTAGATACGCTGGCTCGCCATCTTCGCTGTAAGGAGGGTTATCAAATGGCGGCAGCCCGTCCTCAATTGCCTTCATGATCCCATCAAACGGACCAGCGGCCGTATCGTAGAACTGCCTGATGAAGCGGGTGCGCTCCCTGAAAAAATGCAGTACGTCCATGCGCGGCCCAATTCCATAGAGAGGCCGCTGTCTCAACGAAGTGCGGCGGATTCCATCGCGTCGGCCCTATTGCCGTAGGTTGCCCTTACATCAGAACCCGCACAAGAGCAGATAGCCACAGCTAAAAGAGCGACAACTCTCCGGAAATTGCTGCCGCCGCCCCAGTGGGACGGCGGCCATCAACCTGTCGGGGTCCGGTGTGTCAGGCGGCAGGGAGTTTGTACACGCGCCCGCGTCCCTCGACCTTCTCAGATGTCACGTCGAGACCGAGCTTCTTCTTCAGCGCCCCAGCGATAGCGCCGCGCACCGTGTGGGCCTGCCAGCCGGTGGCGGCCGTGATCTCCTCGATGGTTGCGCCTTCCGGCGCGCGCAGCATGGCGATCAGCGCGGCCTGCTTGGTCCCCGCGCGCGGCGTGCGCGTCGATGGTGCGGCTTCGGGGGTGGTATCCGGCATGGGTTCCGCTGTCGGCTCTTCTGTCGCGAAAGTGGGCGTGGTTTCGGCATCATCCGGCTCGATGCCGATGGCGGCGAGGCCAGCATGGGTGGCGACCAGCGTTGTGCCGTGGCCGTCACCGGTTTCGCGCCAGACCGGTTCGCCCCGGCGTGAGTTTACTTCGACCTCTTGGATCAGTCCCTTTGCGATCATCGCGCCGACGACCTTGGCGGCGGCACCGCCGCGCAGGTTGTCGGGCAGCGGCAGGGCAATGCGCTCGGGTCGCTGAGAAGCGGCGCTCAGGATGATGGCTTGGGTGTCGGAAAGCTGTGACATCGGAACCTCCGGTTCGAGAGCGCCGCGACCATCGCTGCGCTTCTACGAGGCCAAGCCCCGCTCTCGCGGGGCTGGCGCGGAAGTCGGCCGGATCATTCGGCGTGTTCGCCTTCGCGGAAGGCGCTGTCGGTGATGCGCTTGAGCAGTTCGGCGTAGTGGGCGAGCGTCCCGACGTGGCCCCAATGCACCTCGTTGGGATGGACCTCGAAATGCTCGTCGCTGAGGGCCGCAAGCCGCGTCAGCATGGCCTCGATCTCGACCTTGCGGGCGATGAAGGCGTCGAGGGCCTGTGCGTTTCGGGGTGCGCGGGTCATCCGGGGTCTCCTTGGTTCGTGACCCCATACAGGCTCTGTCCCGGACGCTTATCAAGGCAATAAGTGCATCAAAACATTATGGTTTCGGAGCGAACATGCAGGGCATGAGCGAGCGCCAGTACGCGTCCCATGTCGGCTTGTCGCGGGGCGCGATCCAGAAGGCGAAGACGTCGGGACGGCTCGTTCTTCAAGCCGATGGTTCGATCGATGCGCGGGCCAGCGATGCGCGCCGCGCATCCATGACCGACCCGTCGAAGCAGCGCCGGGATGGCGGCGAAGCCAAGCTGAAGCCCGTCCCCGATGCGGCCTTGTCCGCAGTCGGCGACACGCTTCGCGAAAGCGGCATCGCGCCTTCTCCGGCTGGCGGCGGGACCACGTTCCTTCAGGCCAAGACCGCCAACGAGGTGCTGAAGGCTCAGGAACGGCGTCTGCGGCTGCAGCGCATGAAGGGCGAGGTTATCGACCGGGCGCGGGCGACAGCTCTCGTCTTTCGACTGGCGCGCGAGGAGCGCGATGCGTGGGCGAATTGGCCCGCACGGATCGCAGCACTGATGGCGGCGGAACTCGGCCTCGAAGCGCACGCGATGCAGAAGGTTCTGGAGACCCATGTCCGAGCGCACCTCGCCGATCTCGCCGAGGTCGCCACAGATTTTCGCTGACGCGGACCGTCGGTCCGAGGAGCTGTTCGCCTTCGAAGGCGTGGATGCGCTCGCCCAAGCCTGGCGCGACGGCCTGACGCCCGATCCTGCGCTCAACGTCTCGGGATGGGCGGATCGGCATCGGTTCCTGAGCCCGCGCGCTTCGGCCGAGCCGGGGCGCTATCGCACCGACCGCACGCCCTACATGCGCGCCATCATGGATGCGCTGTCGCCGGGCAATGCCGCGCGGCGCATCGTCTTCATGAAGGCGGCGCAGGTCGGGGCCACCGAGGCCGGGAATAACTGGATCGGCTATGTCATCCATCATGCGCCGGGACCCATGCTCGCGGTCCAGCCGACAGTGGAACTCGCCAAGCGCTTCTCGCGCCAGCGCATCGATCCGCTGATCGCGGAAAGCCCGGTGCTGCGCGAGCGCGTCAAACCGCAGCGCTCGCGCGATGCCGGCAACACGGTTCTGTCGAAGGAATTCCCCGCGGGACTGCTGGTCATCACTGGCGCGAACAGCGCGGTCGGCCTGCGCTCCATGCCGGCGCGCTATCTGTTTCTCGACGAGGTCGACGCTTATCCGCCGTCCGCCGACGAGGAAGGCGATCCGGTCGCCTTGGCCGAGGCGCGCACGCGCACGTTCTCCTGGCGCTCGAAGGTCTTCCTGACATCTACGCCGACGATCCACGGCACTTCGCGGATCGAGCGCGAGTTCGAAGCCAGCGACCAGCGGCGTTTCTTCGTGGCTTGCCCGCATTGCGATCACCGCCAGTGGCTCCGCTTCGAGCGTCTGCGCTGGGAGAAGGGTCAACCGCACACGGCGCACTACGTCTGCGAGTCTTGCGACGGCCAGATCGAGGAACATCACAAGACAGCCCTGATGATGTCCGGCGAGTGGCGACCGACGCGCGATGATGCGCACTCGGGAACGGTCGGCTACCACCTATCCGGGCTCTATTCGCCGGTGGGCTGGCTCTCATGGGCTGACATCGCCCGGATGTGGGAAGCCGCGCAGACCAGCGACGAGGCCAAACGCAGCTTCAAGAACGGCGTCCTCGGCGAGACCTGGATCGAGACCGGCGAAGCGCCGGACTGGCAGCGGCTCTACGAGCGGCGCGAGCCCTGGCGCATCGGAACGGTGCCGAGCGGCGGCCTGTTCCTCACGGCAGGCGCCGACATCCAGAAGGATCGCATCGAAGTCTCGATCTGGGCCTGGGGTCGCGGGCTCGCGAGCTGGCTCGTCGACCACATCGTCATCCCCGGCGGCCCGGACAGTGCCGAGGCTTGGGCCGCTTTGACGGATCTCCTCGGCCAGACCTGGCCGCACGCCCATGGCGTTCGCCTGAGCCTGTCGAAACTTGCGATCGACACAGGCTTCGAAGCGCCCGCCGTCTATGCATGGGCGCGCCAGCAGGGATTTGCGCAGGTCATTCCCATCAAAGGCGTCGAGGGATTCAATCGCGCCGCGCCGGTCACCGGCCCGACCTTCGTGGATGCAACCGAAGGTGGCCGGAAGATCCGCCGCGGCGCGCGGTTATGGACCATCGCCGTCGCGACCTTCAAGGCCGAGACCTATCGATTCCTGCGCCTTGTCCGTCACACCGACGAGGACGCGGCGGACGGAGCGCAGGGCCCGGCCGGACTTGTGCACTTGCCCCAGGGCGTCGACGCCGAATGGGTGAAGCAGCTGGTTGCTGAGCATCTCGTGACCGTCACCACCAAGCGCGGCTTCCAGAAGCTCGAATGGCAGAAGGTGCGCGAACGCAACGAGGCTCTGGACTGCCGGGTCTATGCCCGCGCCGCCGTCTGGATCGCCGGAGCCGATCGCTGGTCGGAGGACAAGTGGCGCGATCTCGAAGATCAGGTCGGCCCGCAGCCTGCGGACAGCGACGACACGCATTCGAACATCGAAGCCGGGCGTCTCGCCCGCCTAACCCCGCCATCAACCAAGCGGCAGAGCGATTGGCTCGGCCCGCGTGTGAAATGGTTCTGAGGATGAGTCATGGCCTGGACGACCGACGAACTCGATGCGCTGAAGCGCGCCTATGCCAGCGGGACGCTCCGGGTCAGCTATGACGGCAAGACAGTCGAGTATGGCTCGGCGGACGACCTGCTGAAGCGGATCCGCACCATCGAGACCGAGATCACGGCATCCTCCGGTGTGTCGCGCCCCATCGCGGGCTATGCCGGGTTCGGACGAGGCGACCGGTGAGCCAGATCACCTTCCTCGACCGGATGGTGGCGTGGGCCGCGCCCGAGGCTGGTGTGAGACGGGCGCTCGCGCGGCGCAGTTTCGAGGCGCTGAGCGCCAAGAACCATGGCAATTCCCGCGGCTATGACGGCGCGGCCAAGGGGCGGCGCACTGACGGCTGGAAGGCGGCGGGAACATCCGCTGATGCCGAGATCGCCGCCGCAAGTGGCCTTCTGCGGGACCGCATGCGCGATCTCACCCGCAACAATCCGCACGCGGCGAAGGCTGTGTCCGTCCTGGTCAACAACATCGTCGGCAGCGGCATCATTCCCCGCGCTGCGACGGGTGACGCCAGGCTCGACGAGACGGTTGACCGACTCTGGACCGAGTGGACCGCCGCCTGCGACGCCGATGGACAACTCGACATCTTCGGGCTGCAGACCCTGGCCGTGCGGGAAATGATCGAGGCTGGCGAGGTGCTGATCCGCCGCCGCCCGCGACGTCCGAGCGATGGTCTGGCGGTGCCGCTCCAGGTCCAGATCATCGAAGCCGACCTGCTGGACAACACCCGCAACGGCGATCTCGCCGATGGCGGCCGGCTGCTGCAGGGCATCGAGTTCGATCCACTGGGTCGACGCCGCGCCTACTGGCTCCATGCCCAACACCCTGGCGATGCGGTCATCACCATGCGCCGGCGTCTGGAGAGCCTCGCCATCCCGGCGAGCGACGTGCTGCATCTTTACGAGAAGCAGCGCACGCAGGTTCGCGGCGTCCCATGGGGCACGCCGGTGATGCGGGCGCTGCGCGATCTCGACGACTGGACGCAAGCCGAATTGGTCCGCAAGAAGACGGAAGCCTGCGTCGTCGGCATCGTGCTTGGCGCCGACGAAGCCGATCAGGGCATCGCCCCTTCGGTGGTCGACGCCGACGGCAACCGCGTCGAGCAGTTCGAGCCCGGGCTGATCGCCTATGCGCGCGGAGGCAAGGACATCCGCTTCAATCAGCCCGCCACGACGGCGGGTGTCGGTGAATGGCTCCGCGCGCAGCTTCACATCGTGGCGGCGGGATTCCGCATGCCCTACGAGCTGCTGACCGGTGATCTCAGTCAGGTGAACTATTCATCGATCCGGGCCGGGCTCGTGGAGTTTCGCCGGCTGATCGATGCCGTCCAATGGCAGATCGTCATCCCCGTGCTTTGCCAGCCCATGTGGGTCTGGTTCTGCCAGGCAGCGTGGGCTGCCGGGAAACTGCCGCGCCCGGACATTGCGGTCGAATGGTCGCCGCCGCGCTTCGAAGCCGTGGACCCGTTGAAGGACGCAATGGCCGATCTTCTGGCCTTGCGCTCGGGCACCATGTCGCTGGCGCAGGCCATCGCGCGTCAAGGCCACAACCCCGATGCGGTTCTCGCCGAGATCGCCGCCATGAACGCCAAGATCGACGCCCTCGGGCTCATTCTCGACAGCGATCCGCGGCGCGTAACGAAAACTGGCGTGATGCAGGCCGACACGACCGGCCAACCCGTCAATCCCGACACCTGAGCTTTTCACAATGACCCGAAACATCAACCTGCCACCGCTGACGCGGGCGGCGGATCTGTTGCCTGCGTCGATCGATGCGGCCGAGCGCACCATCGACGTGGTCTGGTCCACAGGCGCGCGCGTGCGCCGCAATCCGTTCTTCGGCGATCCCTTCGACGAGGAACTGGCGATGGATCCGCGCGCCGTCCGTCTTGATCGCCTGAACGCAGGCGCGCCGCTCCTGAAGGTTCATGATGCCTCGGTGCTCGACAGCATCATCGGCTCGGTCGTGCCGGGCAGTGCCCGCATCGAGAATGGACGCGGCATTGCCCGTGTCCGCTTCTCCGACCGGGTTGAAGTCGAACCGCTCTGGAAGGACGTCGAGGCCGGGCACATCCGTGCGGTGTCGATCGGCTACCAGGTCCATCGCTTCGAAGTGTCGAGGCAGGCAGGCGCGCCCGAGCTGTGGCGCGCGGTCGATTGGACACCCTTCGAGATCTCCGCAGTGCCCATCGGTGCTGATCCGGCGGCGGGCTTCCGCGCCGAGAAATCCTCCGAAAGTTCTTTGCCCCTTCACCCCTGCGTCGTCCACCGTGCCGACGTTTCCATCGAGGAGAAAGCAGCCATGGCCGACGCGCCCGAACCCCTTGAACAGAGCGCCAACACCGAAGCTCGTCCCGATGCCCCGGAACTTCCGGCGCGCCGTCCCGAACCGCAGCTCGATCCCGACGCGATCGCAGCCCGTGCGCGCGATGCCGAACGCAGCCGCGTCTCTGCGATCTTCGATCTGCAGGCTCGACTTGGCCTCAAGCGGGCCCTCGCGGATGACCTCGTGAAGCGTGGGGTCGCGATCGAGGATGCCCGCCGCGAGATCCTCGACACGCTTGCCTCGACGGCGGACGAAACCCGAGTGTTCGCGCAGGCGGCAAGCCCGATGGGCGGGCGCGACGAGCGCGTCACGCGGCGCGAGGCGGTCGCAGGCGCGTTGCTGCACCGTCATTCGCCAACGCTGTTTCCGCTTGCCGAGCCGGCGCGGGAGTATCGCGGCCTGACCCTGATCGAACTGGCCCGCGAGTTCCTGGCATCCGCGGGCATCAACGTGCGCGGGCTTTCCCGCGACGAGATCGCCACGCGCGCCCTTCACTCCACCTCGGACTTTCCGGAGGTTCTTGCTGCCGTGACGGGCAAGACGCTCAGGCAGGCCTATGATGCCTATCCGCGCACTTATGTTCCCTTCTGCCGGCAGGTGCTCGCGACCGACTTCAAGGCGATGCACCGTGTGCAGCTCGGAGAAGCGCCGCAGCTCGTGAAGGTGAACGAGGGCGGCGAATTCAAGCGTGGCACTCTTGCCGAAGGCCGCGAGAGCTACCGTGTCGAGACTTACGGGCGCGTCGTTGCGGTCACGCGGCAGGTCCTCATCAACGACGATCTCGACGCCTTCACCCGCATTCCGGCGATGTATGGCACGGCGATCGCCACGCTGGAGAGCGATGTGGTCTGGGGCATCATTCTGGCCAACGCCGCCATGAGCGACTCGATCGCGCTGTTCCACCAGACCCACGGCAATCTGGCGAACCCAGCCACCGCCCTGAGCGTCACCGCGATCGGTGCGGCGCGCGCTGCCATGGCCCGGCAGACAGGGCTCGACAAGAAGACGATCCTCAATGTCCGGCCCGCCTATATCATCGTGCCGGCATCGCTCGAACTCGCTGCCGAGCAGCTTGTGGCGCAGAACCTTGTGCCTGCCCAGACCGGCAACGTGGTCCCGTCCTCGATCCGCACCCTGACGCCGATCTCCGAGCCTCGTCTCGATGCCGCGAGCCTCACCTCATGGTACCTCGCCGCGAACCCCGCCCAGATCGACACCATCGAGTACGCCTACCTCGAAGGCCAGCAAGGCGCCTACATCGAGACGCGCAACGGCTTCGACGTCGACGGCGTCGAGATCAAGTGCCGCCTCGACTTCGGCGCGAAGGCGATCGACTGGCGCGGCCTCTACCGCAATCCCGGCGCGTGATCGCCGCCGGAATTCTTCCCCAACACCTGACATTCTCGGAGAAGTCCCATGCGTGGCTACATCCAGCCCGGCAACACCATCACGCTTCCCGCCCCCTATGCCGTGGCCTCCGGCGACGGACTGCTGGTCGGCGCGATCTTCGGCATCGCGACCGGATCGGCGGCCATCAACGCCGAGGTCGAAACCCTCACCGAGGGCGTCGTCGAACTGCGCAAGGCCCCGTCCCAGGCATGGGCCATCGGCGCGCGCATCTACTGGGACAACGCCGCACGTCTCGCGACGACCGTGATCGCATCCAACACCCTGATCGGCGCTGCGACCGAGCCCGTGGCAGGCGGGGCCAACGATACGATCGGCCGCGTTCGGCTCAACGGCGTGGCCTAAAGGTCGCCACGGTCCCAGTTGAGGGCCGCTATCCGCGGATCGGCGGCGAAGGTTCCACGCGGAAACTCAACCCCCTGTCGAGGGAACTCGCATAGGGCCTGGACACCGGATGGGCTTAGCCGAATGCGCCAAGTCTGCCGGTCGACCGGCGCGGGCCTTGCGAAGGCGCGGCACATCAGGATCGCGAGGTTGGCTCGTCGATCCGGATCGCGGACCGACTGGTAGCGGATCACGTCGGCGTCTGCCGCTCGGGCGGCGTCGGCGAAGGCCTGGCAGGGACCGTAGTCGGTGACATTCGTCCAGAGGCCCCTGTCTTGCGAGAGCGGTTCGCTGATCAGATCGAGCAGCCGAACGGTCGACACCGCAGCCGAGAAGGCCGTGTACTCGGCCGCATCGGAGGGCCAGGGCGTGGCGGGCGACTCA